ATAATCATATGAGTTGAGGTCATCATTATATATAACTAGCTTGTGTGTTCTTGACTCTTCCATATTACTAATATAGTGAAATATTAAAATCTTTCCAAATAATTTTAGTTTGGTCAAAGTTTTCCAAGGCTTCTTTAACCCATTTTTCATCTATTGAATCCATATAACATAGTATGTGGACAATAGCCTTATCATCTGGATTTAACCGGAGTAACCTACCAATTCTCTGTGCAGCTTTCCTTTCATTACCATATGCATGCATAATAATACCCTGTTTAAGATTAGGAATATTTACACCCTCATTCAACTGCAGTACAGTAGAGAGCTTGTCTATTTTCCCTTCCTTGAACATAAGTAAATTATCCTCAGACTCCTTATTACCGCTGTGATAGCTGTAATTACACAATCTGTCAGCTTGAGCTTGAGTATTAGCAAATATTATACACTTAGTCTGGATACTTTCCATTAGCTTTTTAGTATATAACTCTTTGCTTGGATACTCCATCATAGCTTTCATTCTCATCACTCTGAGCATATGCATGTTACCAGAACCTACATCAATCCTTCTAGACCAGTAAGTATAGTTATCAATCTCAGATGCCATATACTGTCTGTTGCCAGTTTTGACCGGAAACACTTTGTTATGTGTCAGCTGTAACTGATGTACTACTATCTGGTAGTCATTTAGTATTCCACTCTCTACAGCATCATCTGCTTTGAATGTATATACTACAGGACAGAACTCATTAACTAACTTACCCTTCTCTGAATAATCACGCTTAGGTGGAGTACCAGTTAAACCAAGGATTTTACCTTTGTATAACTGGAGGAATCCCCGGTGGCTATCCAGTAGACTATGCATCTCATCCAAATAGACAGCATCATAATCATTAGGATTGTGTTTGTTCAGACTTAAGTAAGTAGTGAATGTCATTCTACCTAATAAATTTTCTTTACCAAATTTCACAGCATCATCTTTCCAGGACTGGAAGATTGCCTTCTTTGGTGCTACTACAAGACATCTCATTAGTGGAGTAGTATTGAGTTCCATGTGAGTAAGACCAACTAGAGTCTTACCCACACCAGTAGCCAATACTAAAGAACATACTCTCTTTCCATCTGTAGCTAATAGTGCATCTCTTTGTACATCTTCTCTAATCATAATTTCTCAATTTTAAATTTTTTTAATAAAGGTCTGTTTTTTCTTATTGATAGATGTATACTAGATTTACTACAGCCTATATGCTCTGCAACATCTTTTAAACTTTTAAATACTTTTTCTGTGTTTGTAACAATATCTGTCACTTTAATATTTACAAATTCAAATCTTGGATTACTATTGTCACATGCAGTATCTGGTTTTATAAGATAGTAATCTTTATACCTACCTCTTCTGCTCTTAACAACAATAGATATGCTATCAGGAGTCAATCTTGGGTACAGTACTTTAAGATATCTACCAGCATCATTATAAGAATCAAATCTTTTTATAAAGTTGCAATTACAATCATACAAATCAATCTGTTTTCTTTTAGCTTCATTCATAGGATTGACTCTAATACCAGCTTGTACTTTAGCTTTCATAGTATTAGATATTTTTAATCTAGACTCAGGAGATGGTCTATTGTTTATCACTTCTTTTGTTATATTATAAACAGGAAGTAAAGTATCAATATAATATTGTTCCCTTTCTAAAACTACATCTTCAACACATTCCTCAATTATAAACACCACAAATGAATCAGCACCATATTTATTATAAGCATTTTGTAAAATAGGATTTGCATGGACCTGTCTTATTAGATCAGATTTATGTCTCCTAAGCCTATAATAAATATGAGTGCTGCTTCCAATGTAACACTTATTATTTGTAATATTTTTGATACAATAAATACCACATTTTTTGTATCCAAATCCCTTATCTATATTCATAGCATAAAGATACAAATAATAAATTAATTTTACAAGAGTCTTGTCCCTAATAAATAAGAAGATTTCATTTTAAGTTAATAATTTCACCAGTACCCAATGCAACACTAGATCTTTGTCTACCTTCAGTAGCTTTAATTGCTTCTTCTTGGACTTGATCTTTTGTCATTTTAAATTAAATTAAATACATTTCTTTGGATAAATTGATTAGCCTCAGATACATCTGTCATAGCTTTAATAGTAGCAATATTAGCATCAATATTCAACAAAGTTGCTTTATGATCATAATTCTTACCACCATAAGCCTGTATAAATACTCTCAAAAAGTTATGCTTAACCCATCTGTCAGCTTTACCAATCTTTATAAACAAATCACTAAAGTCTTTACACATAACTTCAGAATTAGGGTTAGTAACTCTAAACTTACCGTTCTTTATTGTATCACTTATAGAAGATGACAATACAGAAGTATCTGTATTATTACAAATACTAGCAATCATTAATGGTTCTAAGTTATACAAGTTCTTAAACTTTTTCAGTGTAAGATAATCTGGATGAACATACAACCAAGCATTCACATAGTCCATAAGTTTCCAAGATTCAGATGAATTGTTATAAAAAGCCATTTTTGCAACAATATCTTCCTGATCTACAACTTCAATATACTCATATCTAACTGGAATACCTTCCCTTTGACAAGCATGTAATAAATGCTGACCGTCAATAATATAAGTCCTTAATACACCATCAATACAAGCTGTCTTAATACATATAACTTGTCTAGTTAGACCCATTGCTCTTATACTCTGAACTAGTAACTCTACTTGTTGAGACTTGATAACTCTGTTCATTGGTAAATAGTTAAACAATGTATAATCTGTTGTTACTGCAATTTGAATAAATCCTTTTTTCATAATCATAATTTTAAATCATAAATAAATAATACTAAATCTTCTCTGTCTTAATTAAAAGACTGTTTGCATACAAAGTGTTTCTAAATGCTGCAATAGCCACTTTAGCAGTTTCAAGTTTCTTACTTTTTTGAAACTCATCATACAATTCATTACCAACAGTCTCAGACTTGTCAGCAACCTCTTTAATTTGTTTTGTGTTTGCTTTACTCATGCTATTAATCTTTGAAGTTCTTTTTTCTTTTTACTAATTTCAATTAACTCTGGATACTTTTTAAGTTCCTTATACTTAATACCTAATGTTTGAACTAAGTCATACTTAGGAAGCATATAATCTTTACTTAAAATCTCATTAAGCTCCTCCAACCTAAGTTTTATTTTTCTTCTGGTTGGAAAGCAACAACATGTTTTTAACTGCTCTTTAAGTGTATTAAACTCACGCCTTCTTTCTATATTATACAGTAATATTGTCTGTACAATAACCATATTTGCTTTTGGTCCCATAATCAATCATTTTAAATTTCTAAAAATCTCAATCTGCTTTCTTTTAAGTTCAATCATCTTAGGTGTTATCTCAGCTGCACTTAATCCAAGTGTAGTAGCTAGAGTAGTTTTGATATAAACATCAGTCAACTCATCAGAAGCCTTCCTCCGGTAGTTTTTATGATAGTCATCCCATTTCTCTCTATTCCTAGCAACCCATTCCCGGTTTTTTTCTTGTAAATAATCTCTATTCTTTACATAATAGACTTTATTGTTATCAAGCTTAATTTCTCTATTACCTAAATAATACTCTTTAGCTTTTTGCTTTATAGTATCACAGTTATTCTTGTAATAGACTTGTCTATTAAACTTTTTACTTCTTGAAGCAACATCTTTAGTTAATTCTTCTGTAGCATAAGAAATGCGGCAAAACAGAGCATTGTTCTTCTTACTGCTTTGTCTAACCTTAATTCTATTTTCTTCAGTACTTGCTTTAGATCTTAATTTGTATTTACCTTGAAATATACCTGATCTATTACATGCACTGACTACATTACTTATTGTTGTATTTAAATACTCAGCAGCTTGAGAATAAGTGTCACATTCATAAAGTAGATTCTCATCTAAATCATAAATTTTTACTTTAGCTCCAACATTCTTGTTATACTCTTCTCTTTTTTCATCACGGTATTGATACACAGGAGTAGAAATAATCTGATCTAATGACCAACCATTTTTAGCTCTACCTCTAATAGTACTAATACCATATCCTGTAACTTCTGAAAGTATTTTGCAATAGTGAGAAAGATTGTACTTTTTACCATTATACTCATACTTTTCATGATCTTTAATTGAGAATGTATTCCTAGCATATTTTACTGCCTTTTTCATATCCTGGAGTTTATAAAAAGCTTTTTTAAGCACATCATATGAAACAGATTCCATTTTTGATATCTCAAGAAAGTTTCTATACTCTTTTTTCCATAAATGTTTCTTTACAGGTGGCATAATAAATTACTTTAACCAATTCATAATTCTTGCTTCTTCCGGATGATTATGTATCCAATCATGACATGACCGGCACACTCCTAACCAAGTACTCTGAACTAAATAAAAGGCATCTCTGTTACTACCAGCAAATGTGTGATGTATATCTGTTGCATTGTGCATACAACCATTTACATTCACCACACATAGTGGATTCTCAGTAAGATACCTTTGTCTTAGTTTAACATACTCTGCATCTTTCTTTGCCCTTTTAGAAGAAACCTGAGGGATTTTATAATCAGTTGGTTTCTGTGAACTGTCACTATTAATGGCTTTTTGGCAACTCCAGCAATATTTACAGTATTTGAATCCCTCATG